GTTGTTGCAGGTGTTTCAGGCGCTGCTGCGGCTGGTTCTTGAGTCAATGACTTAGCCATATTTCCAAATGCTGCTGCTCCTGGATCTGCTGCTCCACCTGCTGCTCCTGGATCTGCTGCTCCACCTGCTGGTGGTTTTGCAGCGACTGGTTTAGCTTTATTTCTGGCAACAGATTTTTCAGTTGCGTCAACCTTACCATCTTTGTTTAAGTCACGTGGGTCTGCTCCTGCTGCAGGAGTAGTTATAGATTTTTTCAATAATTGTAAAATCTGTTGCTTACCTGCTTTATCTAGTTTATCAATGTTAGCTTTAACTTGATCAAAGGCTGTTTTACTTGCTTGTTTGGCTTTGGGATCCTCTACAGGTGCTGCCTTTGGATCAGGCGTAGGAGTTGCGTTTGGATCAGGTGTAGGAGTTGCCTTTGGATCAGGTGTAGGAGTAGGTGTTGCCTTTGGATCAGGTGTAGGAGTAGGTGTTGCCTTTGGATCAGGTGTAGGAGTAGGTGTAGGAGTAGGTGTTGCCTTTGGATCTGCTACTGTTGTTGGTGCAGGTGCTGTAGTGCTTCCACCGCTAGTTTCTGGAGGAGTTTCTGGATTTGGGTTTGGATCTCCACCTACTACCGCTTTACCTCCACGATATCCTTTCTTAAATGCTGTGCCAATCCCAGCAATACCGCCTGCTACTGCACCAACACCTTTAGCAACTCCACCTACTGCTTTACCAACTAAAGTTCCTGCTTTATCAAGCATTGGTCCTTCTTCGAGGCTTTGACTTTCAGTCAATAATATTTCATTGATTCTCATTTTATGCTGTTCCTAATTGTTTGGTGATATACTGTTCGAGACTCTTTTTGTCTTTGGCAGTCAATGACGCAATCATTTTTTCAAGTGATGCAATATCTACTTCAGCTGGCGTTTCTGCAGCAGCGCCTGGTGCTGGAATTTTTAAATCTGTGTAGATTTTTTTCACATTGTCGGCGCTGACTCCAGATGTGGTTAAAACTTTTGCCACTTCTTCGCTGTCTGTAGGACTTCCAGCTTTCTTCCAGGCTGAATTTAATTTGTCAGCAGTAACAGAAGTAGTTAGATTTTTTCCAGCAGTTTTTAATTTGTCTATGCCCTTGCCTGCTACACCTTTAACTTTATCCCATATTGGGCCTTCGTTCAATTGTTGTGTAACAGCACGATTAAAGATCATATACACTTGACCTTCACTTAATTTTTTACCGTTAGCAGTAAAACTTTCTTTTGGAGCAGGAGCTGCTGCTGATTTTTCTCCTGCTGCACCTGCTGCTTGTCCTGCTGCGGCAGCACCAGCTGTAGCAGCTATCTTAGCTGCTCCGTTGATCGCAGAAAATGCAGAGTTGACCCATTGAATTGCTTGATCTTGTTGAGCGGCAACTAATTGTAATCCGTCAATATAGGCGGGGTCTTTCATCTGTCCCACAAGACCAGCAAATTGTTTGTATGTGTCATACATAGCTGACGTGTCGGCGCCTTGTTTGTAATCCCAAGCAAGTCCACGAAATTGGTCCCACAAGTCTCGTAATTTTGCTATGTCTTCAGCTTTACCAGCAATTTTTATTCCGTTTTCAAATCCTGGCATACCGGGTACACCAACTGAATCACGAATAATGTTGAACGTTTCCACTCCGTCGGCGGCCCCTTTCCACACACCAATTTGTGCAACCAAGTCCTTGGCAAGGTCTGCTAGTTTAGCAGCACCTGCAGCCGTGATACCTGCAACAAGTCCTGCGGTTGCTCCACGACCAATAGCAGTTGAAGCTTTTTCACCTTTCAGTAAACGGTCGGCAATATTAACAATACCTACTGCAACAGCAGTACCTGTGCCAATTGCTAGAGCACCTGCAGCTATTCCACCTGCTGCGGCTACACCTAATGCGGCTGCAACAGAGCCAACAATTCCCAACAAGAATTTCTGTAGTTTTGGATTTTCTTTTGCCCACTCTTGATAGTTCTTTACCCTGGCAGCAATGTCAGGGTACTTCTTTGCAATGCTGCTAACAAGTTTATCATACTGTGCATCAAATGCCTTTACAGGTGTGCTACTCTGTAACATACCTCCAAACTTGTTAAACCAGGCATCGCTAATTTTTCCAGGAACATCTAAAACTTTGCCTAACGCAGTGCGTCCTGATCCTTTTTCAGCAGTCGTGAATAGCTGTTGTATCTGATCAGGTGATAACGCAACTTCACAAAGAATAGGATGTATTTCTTTTTCCCATTGTGTAAAGTAAGCATCACCTTGCCCTATGCTTTCGAAAATACTTTTACGAGAAGTATTTACGAGTACGTCTAGGTCTTCATTTAGATAATTGTTTTGAATCTGCTGTAATCGCATCTAGTCATTAATCCTAAGATCTATTGTTTATTTATTGTTATTAATGAGCTAAAGCTCATTTTCGTTTTCGCTGTCGCTCAACGATATTTGTCTTCGACAAAGCAATTTATAGGCAATGATTAATGCGAAGCATTTTAAGTATTATGCAGATTGTTCAGTCACACTTTGCCCTTGCGGGCAAAAATATGTAGCATTATGCGAGTTGCACAGTACACTCTAGCGTTACAGCATTACCAAGGCGGTCGTCCGGTACCTTTAGCTGCGTCTTTATACGACGGCGGGTCTATGTACATACGCTGACACATACATAGCCGTGGGTATTTCTCCCTCTTTTAGCCTTTTAAATTACATTTTTTACACAGCAAACCAGTTATAGGCATATCTGATCATCGTCCGGTTAAGGATAGTGCTGTACAACCTCTCTGCCAAGGTAGAGAATTCCATTGACTGTGATCCAAGATCCAGCTTTAAGGGCACAATATAGTCGCCAGTGCGGGCTTATTTGGCAGTTAAATTGCCTGATTTGTTGGCCTGTGATTGCTCTAAGAGACGTTGTCTAAGTATGTTTGAACCGCCTACTCTAACGTTTATAATGCCGTTATAGTAGTCATCTGTTTCTAAAACTCTGCGTTCAAATTGCTCTCTTGCTTCTAAGTAACTTAGTTCTGCCTTGGATTTGCAAAGATAAATGATTTCTCTTGTGAATTTTTCCGGACCTAATGCTTGGACGTCTGCGTTTAACCTATCAGATGAACCCCAGTATTCGCGCCAATCGCTTTCTACTGTGCTTCTTCTTTTGAGTTTTTTGCCTTTGAGTGGGGGTTTAGTACGTTTGAATTGTGCTAATTTCTTGCCTATGTACTTTTGTCCGGTAGTTGTGTTGGTGATGAGATAAACAAAGCCAATGTAGCCTTCTGGTATTTCGTTTACTGGTTGATTTTGATAAGTCCATTGCACTCACTTAGTTACCTTGGGTGGTCGACCTACCATGCCTTTTCTGGATTTTTTACGTTCTTGTCTTTTTTCTTGTATTTCTACACGCCTAATTGATGCTTCATTGCGTATTTCTGACAGCCAATGTCGTGCCTTGATGCCTGCTTCGTCTGAGCCTCTGTGTTCAAATCTAGTTTGCCACTTAAAATATTCCTGAAAAGCAGCAATCATCTTATCATGCGCTTCTGTTGTCAAGCAACAATCTCCACATCATTTGAATAACTGGTAAAACCGTTTTCCTTAATGACTTTTAACACGTGATTAACACGACTGGTTAGGTCATCTCTGTGCGAGATCAAGAACACATTTTTATCTCTTTCTCGAGTCATTTTCTTTAACACAGCAATAGATGCTTCGACACCGTTGGCATCCATACCAGAGTCTACTAGTTCGTCAATAAACAACAGATTAATGCTGTGATATAAATTTTCCCACACATCACGGAACGCCCACGATAAGGATAAGATCAGACGATTGCGTTCACCTCTACTGAGATTGTCAAAGTCCAAGTCTTGCCCAAGTTGTGTAATAATCACTGTTAAATCGTTCTGAAACTCTACAATGTGCGGCAGTCCAATCTTGTCAAGATAGTAGGTTAGTCGCTGATTTAAAAAGGCCAAGTTTTGATCAATGATACGTTTGCGTATAAAAGAATCTTTGTTTGTCAACAACTTGTACAGGAATTCTTGATGTTCTTTGATACGAACTAGACTGTTTACAGTATTCCATTCTATTTCTTGTACTGCTGTATTTTTTAATTCTTCAATTTGTTCTTGATAAGGATTGGTTTCTGCATCCTTGATAACAAGATCACGTTCTAGTCCGTCGAGTGTGTTTTTGTGATTCAATGCTTGTTCTAGACTGTCATAGGTAACAGAAGGACATGCTTCGACCACGCCCAGCGAATCTAGTGCTGCTTTGAGATCAGTTAATTCTGTTTGATGTACAGCAACTCCATCTGTAAATTCTGTGACCTGTCTAGCTTTTGCAGTCATCATAGTTTCATGTTTTTCATCGTGCAGATCTTGTCCGCAACTGTGACACTTGTGTTCTGCAAGCGATACTAACTCTGCCTGTGCTTTTTCTAAACTGCGCTGCTCTCTTTCTAGAGCCGCAGTCTGTTTGGCAATCAAGGATACAACCGCACTGCGGTCTTTCTGTTTTTTGTTCCACTCAACTAGTGCTCGTTGATTTGCAATTTCCACATCGATGTCAATGTCAAGTAGCCGTTCAATGGCCTTGCTTAGATTGGCCAGTGACGTTTCCTTTTGTTCGTCCCAAATTTTAAGTTTGCGTTCAAGAGCATCAATGCTCTGTTGAATACGATCATTGGAAATTTTAATAGTTTCGATCTTGGTATTTTCAGAATTGATACTGTCTTTGCTGATGCGTATTGCTTCTTTGAGAGATTCAGCCTTTTCACTGAGTTGAGTAATGCCTAATAGCTGTTCAATAATTGCACGTTGATCAGCTGCTTTCATGCTAAGAAACGGTTCTGTGTAAGTGTTCAGTGCCACAAGATGCTTAAACATATCGTGGCTCATACCAAACACTTCTTCAATGGCCTTTTGTGTTTCTCTACTGTCACCTTGACTTTCATCTTGATCGTCGGATTTCATTTCTGAACCGTTGATAGTGAATTTTAGCACATTAGGTTTACGACCTCGCTCGATGTGATAGGTAGTTCCGTCCTTTTCGAAAGACATTGTG